TATATACTTTATCTCCTACACTAATACTCATTTTCCTGCTCCTCCTCATATTTATAGACCACTTGCCCCGTCATAATCCCTACTGCTTCATCAAGACCAATATCTTCTTTGAGTGCATCTTGCATAGCATTAGGTAAACCCTCAAGTATTTCATCAAATGCTCGCGCTTTCTTATACACGTCCTCAATCTCTTTTAGCAATCCCTCTGTGTCATTACCGTTATACGCGCTAGCACTAATAACGGATTGTTCAATTTGTTCGCGGTTATTCATTAGTGTCTTCCTCCATAAAAATTTTATTGTTTAATTCCATTCCAAATTTAACTCTTTCATCATCGTTGCCGAATTCGTTTATTAAATCTTTTTCAACGCTCTTACAATACCTATCCCATGCGCTTGCTTTCTGTTCCAGTTCTTTGTTACGTTTTCGTAACTTCGCTATATCCCCAATAAGCTCATCACGTTGTTTTCTCATCTTCTTCAACCTAGCGTCCATTACGCTTAGTTGGAACCCTGTATCATAGTTCATTCTACCAACTCCCCATCTTTCCAGATTAACGTCATAGTTAGGTCGTCGTTTAAGATATAGAATGCTTTAGCAGACACACATCTGCCATATAAACATTCTTTTATACTAGCGTTCGCATATAATATAGAGCTATAGTATCCTTCTATAGGCTCGAACACTTTAAGCAACCTATCAAACTTAGTTTCTTCGGTTACTTCTTCTTCAACCTCAACTACGTAAGGGATATCAACTGGGGCAGAAACCATAGTGAAAAGTTTGTTTGTACCATTTGTAAAACAAACATCTTCAATTTCATGACTTTTTGCAAAAAAATTTTTGCCCCGTGATAGTTCTGGATTTTCTCGCGCCCACTTAATTAATTCGTCTAATCTCATTTCTTTTTTAACTTTGATTTTCATCATTTCCATCTCCTCTAAAATAAAGTTAGTTGCTTCTGTTCCTCGTATTCCAAACCATGTTGCTTTATATATATTTCGAGCTCTTCAGCTGTATCAAATGTCTTTTTCACACCTTGCCAACCTGGCACGATATGCCCATGAAAATAATAAGTGCCGTTTACTACATGAATATGTGCCACTCGTTCGTTATCCTGATACAGATACCTCTTAGAGCTGAAAAAATGGTTTAAGTATTCTTTGCGTGCGCTATCTGTTTTAGGCATTTATGCTTCCTGCCATTTCTTAAACATTTGCTTATAAGTAGTATCAAACCAGTACGGATCACGTGAATGTTTCTGAGGAACATTAAATAAATGTAGCTTCTTTCTTCTTAGCTCGGCCTCTTTACGTCGTTGCCTAGCCATTTCACGCTCTCGCTCCAAAGCTTTTGTTATTTGTATTTCTCTATAGTCGTTCAGCTTCATGCCGAAAGGTGCATCAATAGCTTCCGACAACCCCCAACCCTTCGCTACTCTGCTTCTGACTATTTCGGGCGTGAGCCCTTTCTTTTTCATCTGCTCATTTTCATATTCAGTGTATTTAGAAGAGGGTTTTTCTTGTGGTGGCGCAATAAGCGCATCGCCCGTTAACCCTTTTGCTATTCTGTAATTAAGTAGTCCTTTGCTTAGGTTGTACTTTTTAACTATTTCGCTAACAGTCATCATTTTGCCGTCAACCTTTACTTTCTTAGGCTTTACTACATTTTGTATTAAATCTTTCCCCCTCGCCCCTCTGTCGTACCTAGTAATCAATGTCGATACTTTGATATCGTACTTATCCGATACATCAATAAGCGTCATCAATTTACCGTCTATTCTCACTTTAGTCCTTATGCCTGCCATTTATTCCACCTCTACATTTACATTTCTAATTTTTAAATTGTCATACTCTAGTAATTTGTCTGGATTCTTATATAAGTAATCTGCCAGCGTTTCTTTTTCATCATCCACATCATCAAAATGCTGATATTTAACTTCTGTAGGTATCCTTATATCAATCGTTGCGTTTATATATGCTTGTTGTTGCATTAGATCACTTCATTTCTCTTTTGCGTTCTCGTCTTGCTTTAATTAATTCCTCATACGTAATCCATGTTTTGCCTGTATACTTAGGTGCTTTACATATCCAATTGAGTTTTATGTTTCTGTATTTATGTCTGAAAATCTTAGCTTTAAGTTTTGCTACTTCGGTTGGCATACCTTTAATGTCGATAACTTCAATCAGTTTGTCATCGAGATATAACGCGAAGTCTGCAATATATTCAATCTTTCGTTGTTTATCTAATTTTGGTAATAATTCAAATTTTGGTTGTATTTCGATGTGATCATAATTAGCGCTATTCATATTACTTTCTAAATATTGGTAATATTCACACTCTACTTTGCTATCAAATACAATTCCTTTGTACTCAACTTTCTTAGCGTTGTATTTACTCATTGTGCCACCTCTAAATATCAAATATCGTTGCTTGTAATCCTAGCTCTTGCTCATATAGAAGTCCGTGAGCGCCTTTAAATCGTTTTAGGTCACTATCAGTCATAATTTTCTTTTCGTCGCTGAAATGGGCTCCTGTGAGCGAATAAACTTCATTCTCGTTATCTTCATGTTTGATAACCTTAATATCTTCTGTGCCATCTTCTCGGTATAAGTAATATTTTTCTTTCGGCATTTTTAACACTCCTTAATATTCGACGATAGCGGGGCGTGTGTGACGTTCTGCAAGTTTTTGGATAAATAGGTCATACAACTTATTTTCGTCGCCCTGTGCCTCGTCTATGAGTTTCTGAGCGTACATATCTGAACACTCAAGTTTAGTTTTCAAAAATTCTTTGGTTACCATGTATCTCGCTCCCTGAAATCGTCTCCGATTACTCTTACTTTTCTTGCATTGTGTTTCATTCTTGAATTGATACGTTGCCAGTTCATATTTTGATTTAGTTCTTTATCACTAAAGTTAGTTGTAAAGATGTTGTTTTTACCTACTCTGTTATCAACAATGCTAAAAAGTTTATTTAAAGTGTGTTCTGTGTTTTCTACACCCATATCATCTAGTACAAGTAAATCAATATCACTTAGCAATCTGACTAACTCATCTGTAGTCTCAACTGCATTTTTGTTGTATGTCGCTTTGATACGATCCATTAACATTGGTATATGCATAAAAGCAACTGTATGCCCTTTAGCTTTGACTGCTTTTGCTATAGCGTATGCTAGGTGGCTTTTACCAGTTCCGTATGAACCTTGCAATATTAATGATTTCGGTTCTTTTGTAGAGAAACACTGTACATACTCTATTGCTGTTTGTTTAGCGTGTACTTGTTTTTCATTTTGTGGCTTATAGTTGTTAACTGTTGCATCTCTTAAAGACGGATTAACATTTGATTGATTGAAAATATAATCAAGTTTCTTTTGTTTATTCCTTTTGTATTCCTCATAAGCCAATCTTTGAATTTCACATTCGCAACCATCTTTGTATTCATATCCATTTTCAAACTTATATAAGTCATATTGATGCCCACATTTATCGCAATTCTGTCTTAGTATTACTTCGATTGGTTGGTATTTTTTTAAACTCTCGTTTATTTTTTCGTTGAATAACGGTTTCATAACATCCTCCTAGTCCCAATAACTTTCGTCGTACTTCATACGTTCCAATTGATCTATGCCAGTTTCTTTAATCTCTTCGCTATAATCATTCATATAGCTTTCGTTAGTTAAAAACGTTTTAGGGTACTTTTGAAATTGTTTGTCTGTAATAGTTTTCAAATACTCTCGAGTACCTTGCATGATTTGCTCAAAAGAATGTTTCTTTAAGCATGATTTGAATTTAGTAAAAGACATCTTCTTATCTTTCTTCTTGTCGTAAAGTCTCCACCATTCTTCAAATTGCTCATGCGTAACGTCAGTTGCGCTATTATTTGTAGTAGTCTCTGAAGAAGTCTCTGTGTAGTCTCTGGTATTGGTCGGGTCATTTTGACCTCTTCCATCGTGCCATTTTGACCTCATCGTCGGGTCATTTTGACCTGATGCTCGGGTCACCAATATTTCTAATTCGAAATAGTTTATTGAATACCATTTAGTACGATCAAATCCAGCTTTGTTGTAATTACCTACATGCAATAGGTTTTGTTTTTCTAAACTGGTGATAGCTCTTTTTATAGTGCTTTCACTCCAAAACGGGAATTGTTCTATCCATTTAGAATAAGAGTTATAAATCCATTTTTTGTTGTCGTATTCATGTTTGCTGTTCCCTATCCAATAATGCATTTGTTGCAATATTATTGCTTCGTTTAATCCTATTAATTCAGCTAATTTCGGTAATACTTGTATCGGGTAATCGTCTATTAATAATTTGGTCATGTTGATTCTCCTTTCTGGTATAATTTTGTTATCGCTACTGCGTTAGATTGGGGGTGAATAAAATATGGAAAAACCTTATATGTTAACATATGATTTAAACTCACCCGGACAAAAATATGAGGAATTGAGAAATGTTATAAAAAAGGAAATTTCTAATGGTTATTGCAATTATTGGAAATCTTCATTTTTATTCCGTTCTTCTTTATCAACTTCAGAAATGATAGAAAAGTTGAAACCTTATCTCGATTCTGGAGATAAGCTGTTTGTTACAGAAATAGTCAATAACAAACAAGGGTGGTTAACAAAAGAACAATGGGATTTTATCAACCATAATATTTTTATTTAGGTTCTTTTATTGAATCTTTTGTTATATCAGGAAAACCTTTAGAATCCTCAGGGGTAAATTTTTTAATTTTTTTAGCGCTTCTAATCTCTTCCGCCAAGATGACGATTAGGAGTGCTATTTTTATCACTCTTAGTCTATTCATTCTTTTTCTCTCCTTTCAGCATTTTATTGAGCCTCTCATCAACTTTTATCCACGAGTCATGCAAGTGATATTTATCATCAAACGACTTAACGCCAATCGCATGTTGCTCGTTGTGATGTTCGCGACATAACGCTAATACATGTTTGTCATAGTGATTCATCTTGTTTCTGTTCATGCCTCTACCGACTGCTTCATAATGCGCTAGGTCAGCATGAGGCTTTCCACAAATTACACAGTTGCGGTTGATTGTAGCCCAATATAATAACGCTTTATCTTCGCTTAACAACTTACTCGTTTCTACACTCATAGGTATTTGATGATGAAACATAAACGCTATAATCAGTTCTATTAACTCCCTTGCAACTTTCATAGAACAGTCGCGCAGACTGATTTCTTCATAACCTTTCATAATTTCCAATTCTGTTTGTAATAATTTTCTAGTTGATTCCACCGGTTCTCCCCAGTGAAGTTCTATATCTCTACACATTGCGAATATTTTTTTGCGTTGTTCTATAGATAGTTTTTTATTATCCGGAACCTCTACTTCTGCTTTTAGTGGATATCCGTTTTCTAGTAAGTCAATGTGACTTTGTTCAAGTTCAACACCAGTAGCAACGACGGAATAAGTACCGTCATTGTCTTTCTGGTATCTTGTAATGTATTGCATTTAAACCACACCTTAAAACGCTAAATCTTGGTCGTCATATCCAAATTGGCCACTGCTTTCAAATGGATTGCTTTGTTGAGACATTGATGTTTGTTGTTGTGCCCCGTTATTTTCTTCAGCTTTTTGCTTATCTGTCTTCGGAATAGGTTTGTTAACAACATCATCGCCCTTTTTGTAAGGTTTAATAAATGAAAAATCCGTAAAATACTTACCTTCATCTTTATTGAATTTCCATTTCAATACCAAGTGACAAAACTTACCAATAAGATCATTGGTATCAAAATCTAAGCTAGGAAGATTTAACTTAATACCTAATCGAGTAACTAATTCAATCAATTGTTTTTCTTGGAAATCATATTTATACGGCGGTACAAATTGATTATGTTTATATTGTTTACCTTCATCATTTTCAAATACGATTGTGAAATATCTATTTTCTCTATCATTGAATTCAATATTTTTAACTTTCACTGTGAATTCTCCAGCTTGAAACCCTGCTGAGCCGTTATAAAACTTTTCTTGATTTGTTTCTTTAGTAAATTGCGCTTGTCCTGTGATTTTCATAATTAAATACCGTCCTTTTTAGTTTTTTATTAGTTTCCGTTTTGTGCCATATCTATAATTTTTGAAATTGAAGCATTTTTAATACCTGGATTATTGATTGTTATTTGCGGATTATGCCTAACTTTAGTTGTATATAAATTAGAAGGTTCTACAGAAAACACATAATTGTGTGTCGCATTTCCGTTCTCATCTGTATGATCTTCTATAAATGTGTGTCCTATAATGTCGAACTGAGTTACTAAGTTGTTGTGTATTGCCGGTTGTACTTCAATTGATATTCTAGGGTTAATAATTTTTCCGTTCTCATCTTTATCTTCTGAGTTAAGCCCTTCATGTCCTGTAAGCACAACGTGAAATCCGAGCTTATCTTTAACCTTTAATAGGTGCCTAATCGAGTTAACAATTAATTTAGATGTTTCCCCATAATCTTGAATTCTTGCTTTTTTGACTTGGTGCGTGTTCATCACATGAGTCAGCGTTATATCTCTTAACTTTTGTGCTGTTTCAATTACAACCACATCAAGTAACTTTCCTCTTTGTCTAGCTGTATTTACAATCGATTCAATACTCGCAATTGTGTTTCTAAAAGCAATGTAATTGTCGACCCTCTTCACAAAACCTTGCCGCGTTACTTGAGTGCCATCTTCGTGAATATCAATAATAAAAGCGTTGTTTTCTCTAGTGGCTAAAGTCGTCTTTCCGGTTCCTGATTTGCCATATACCATAATTGAATAATAGTTCTGAGTATCTTCGTTAATTTCTTCAATACCTAGTTCTTGTAAAATGTCTTGTTCCTCACTCATCACTTAATCACCAAACTTTCCGTTACCTTTAATTCAGCACCCGGAATATCTTTGCCAGCTTTCAAATCATCGATTAGTTGCTTAGAATTAAGTTTCGGGGCTTGTGATAGCCAATAATCCTTTGGAATAAGTTTTTCATCGATAATATTTTTACTAGCCCCGTTTTTACGCTTGTAAATATGATTAGTAGCTGTGCGGTAACTATCTACTTCCTGTGTTTCTAACATCTCTTTTAAGTAATCTTTTAATCGATCAGTTAAATTTTGTTTTTGTTTTTTTAAATTTTGAAGTCTCTTAATCTCTTTATCTATGACATCTATGTCACCTAATGTTTCGCGTCTCCAATTGACGATGTTATCTACTTTGACATTCATTTCTGCTTGGATAGAATCTAATGTGTCTTTTAATAATGTTTGGTCTAATTCATCTTGATTAGACATCTCTTTAAAAGCTTCTGATAGCTCATATAGATTAGCCATTAGTTAATCCCCCTCTACCATTTCATGACTAAGTTAATTAGTCTGTCCTGTTCATCTGTGTTATTTTCAATCCATTCGTTTATAACGTCACGCATTGCATCCGTCGCAATATATAGTTCGCTTAAATCTATGACATGAAACGATTTAAGTGGAACATTATTCATATCCTTGATTTGTATACTGATACCGTCATGTCTCTTCATCACAGACACTTTAAATTCAAACCCGTTAAAGCTTATAATTTTGTTTTTTATCTCACCAATTTTGTAATACATCGTTCTCGTCCTCCTTGTCTTCTTCGTCCTCCTCGTTATCTTCTTCGTTTTGTAATTCATAAATTTTGTTTTTTAGTTTTATATTTTCTTTTTCCAATTTTTCGTTTTTTCTTTCTTCCGCAAAATACTTACC